TCCCATAAAGCAACGCCCTTTTCTATATCAGGCTTATACGACAAGTTTTTCCACCCTTTCATCTCTTTTAATGTTTCCACCATGCAACGTTCATGCTGAGGTGTTCCAATAACAATAATTCGACCTTTACGTGGGTCGACTGAAGGAACAGCCGATTGTAATAGCCATCTAAGGTTAGATTCCATAGCCTCGGCTGTTTTGGTGTTGTTTTCATCCTCTGGGTCATCTACGATGATGAGCGTAGGTCTCTGGTTCCCTATTTTTATCCCTCTTAACTGCTGACCTGTCCCTTTGCACAGCACCATAGACCCATCCTTCAGTTCAATTTCTGTTTTTGCCCAGCTTTTCGCTGAATGAGACCCCCAGTATCCAAACAACTGCCTGAGAGAATCGCTATAATCCAGCGTATCTTTTATTAATCCCAATAGCTTTACTGCGTGGTCTTGAGTTCTCGAACACAAAACAATTAATTTTTTACCTTCACCGAAAAATAAATGATGCATAGGTAAGATACCGCCTACAATAGATGACTTAGCATGACCTCTAGGTGCGATAATATTTATCTGCTTATTGTTGTGATTAGTAATATGTTTGGTCAAATCATAATGAAAATCAGGAGATTTTGCTGAAAACATATTGGGAATACACACTTTTCCAAATAACATCATGTCGTCTTTCAGCTTTCGCAGTACTTCTTTATGATTTTTCTTATCCATTAGTAATCTTTGCCAACTAAATACTCTGTAGTGTCCATATATGCTCTCAAGCCCATATCTTGAGCTACATCCTGCATCACACGCATAAATGATTCTAATTTTTTAGCATCAATAGCGTTTGCTTCGATTATTACGTGTCTTTTTTCTTTTGGGTTTGGTCTTTCTAGCTTTAATTGTCGAGATTCTTCAGTTTCAATCTCATCTAATATCTTTTTTGTTACATCAATCTGTACAGTATCTGTAACCTGACTTTTATTGGGTAACATATCCATAATACGTATATACTGCTCTGCACCACGTAGCATATTGCTTGGGTCTCCGTTTTGTTTTGCTAATTCAATAGCTTCAGAGATAATATCAAGCACATCGCCCTGATTCATGTCCCTTTCGTCTAGGTATTCTTGTATTTTTTTATCAACCATACGTTTAATTGTCTCCGTTTTAAATAATCTTTTGGCTGTGAGGTCTGGTTTGGCTTGGTCTTTCCTGTATATTTCGCCTAATTTGTGCCAATCTATCTTTCCTGATGTCATCATCATCTGCACATAGGCACTAACGGCGTTTTTTGCACGTGTCTGGCGACTTTCTCTCTCTTCCCATGACAAAGTACCACATTGACCAAATTCACCCGTATCTCGGTGATTTTCATAAGTTAATTTTGCTCGGTCACTAATCCACATTCTGGCATAAGGAGTTACAATCTGTTCCGCATCTTTATATTTGTTCCTTTGGATGCATTCTGATACGTATCCATCGTCAGAAATGCATAAATCACCAGCTTTTGCGTCTTTCCAGTAGCTATACTCTAACTGTCTTTCAATTGCTTCCTGTTCTGTATGCACAAAATAGGTAACATCATTCCAATTATTGACCTTTAGCCGTCTAGTTATTAAATCCATGAGGTATTTTGTACTTTTTTAGCGTATCACGGCACATCTTACCCTTTAAACAAATCTCTATGAATGCCTTTAATAGGTAGTAACCACCTTGAAATCGTGGTCTAGGGTATATACGCTCTTCATTTAAGAAAAACTGCAAGCCCATTAACATCCAATCGTAGTACGTCATTGCCGTACCTTTATAAAAAACAATTTTATCGTCAGGATGCTTATGCCCTTTCTTGAATGAGACATTATTGTCCAATTTCATGGGCTAAAAGTGGACATTTTTGTCCAGTACCATAGTGTACACTACGTTAGTATACATTACGTAATGTATATATAGAATTAATAGTAGTGTACACAACGTTATGTATACATTATGTAAAAAAAACAACTGCGGAGGGCAACTTTGCAAGTGTTTTTTAATCATAATCTTTATTATCAATAAATTTTTTCAAAACGTCGTCATCATAATCTTTCATAAGTTCAATTAAATCTTCTATTTCCATCTCAGCCTTAGCAATACCAAACCCTAGTATCAATTCTTCATACTCTTCAGTAGTGACTTTTACGTATTCAAATACCTGTTTTTCTTCATTCCAGCGTTGAAATTTCATATGGCAATACTACCTTTGCGGTGAGGGGGCTTTAAAAGTCAATTTTCAAAATTATATGTAGAATGGGTGTGGGAGATATATAGGTAAACCACCCCCGCCAGCGAATTGTGTGGGGGGTCTGAATTACGTTGAAATATTCGGTTCAAATACACCTCAATCCTCCCACGCTCTGTCTTCTTCATTATGTATCTTCGTGCTACGCACAGGAATGATACATCCTGAAGGTATCACAGATACGCAGACTCACGTGTGTTGATTGTTGTGTATATGAACCAGGAATCAAGACAACTTTCAATAGTAATTCAGTCCCCAGCTCTCACAATTACGTGGCGTCCCCTACCGTATCCTATGTCTATGACAGTCAGAATCTCTGGCGAGAAGTTCGGCAAGCGTGTTACGCTTAACGAACGTCCTCTTGCCGAGTACTCTGTCGAAGAACGTCAAGCCATGATTGACACCTCAGTCGGCGTGTCCATCTTTCTTAAAGATGAGACTCGTGCAGACGAGGCTAAGTCACTCATAGCTGAGTTCTTTGGTCATTTCCAAGGCAAGGTCGAGTCTAAGGCGACAAAGTACGGTTGGGTTGTCACCCAATCCGCTTTGCCTGCCAGAGACGACTCGGATGCTTTCGCTGACTTACGTCAGGCGATGGCTTCCTGAGCGACCTCTGGAAATGCAGAGTTAAGTGCTGAGCAACCTCCAATCACGCTAAACTGCTCACGTGTTTGAGATAGGGCTCGCCTTATCTCTTAATCCTTGCACTAAAAAAGTGCGAAACTGTAAAAGGAGTGTTATGAAAGTAGTAGATGAGAGTTGTTTCCAGTGCCATTTTAGCGACTTGGGCTGTTTCTGTTTGTCTCGAAGTAAACACATGAATTGAACTGTAAAGCTATTAATTAATAATTATAAGAAGGAGTAGGTTATGTCTTTAAGAGCCGTAACAGATAGGTATTGGATATTTGAGAATTGGTTCGGTAGCTTGGTAGAAGTAAGCCGTGCTAATCATCCTGAATTCCAACAGGCGTTAGCCAGAGCCCGAAATAAAGCTAATGGATAGCTTTTTTGAGTGGCTCGAAAATGTTTTAATTGTTTGTGTCCTCCTTTGGGGGAGTTATATCGTTGTACGATTGTTACTGGTGCTGGTATAGTTTATAAAAGTGAGAACAGGTGTTAGCAGAATACGCTAAAAGCCATTAAGTGGATAACTCCTCTATGAGGGTAATCTGTCCTGTTCTCTTAAATTTGTAAGAAAATGATAATTAGCGAGTATAAAGTATCTGATAAAGTCCTATGTTATGTTAGCAACATACATTACTGCCTTCGCTAAGTAGTAATGGAAGAGAATTCTTAACATAGGCAAGAATTCCTGCGTTCAAAACCCGTTGAAATCATAGATATGGTGAGATGTAAGACAGGGAAAGTTTTCGCTGTGTTGTAGTGGTTAATCTACAGTATTGAAGTCAAATTCAATATCTCTGCTAACCTTAGAGGCACAGCTTAATTTTATAACTGAGGTTAATATGACTCAAAATAAAAAGTGTCAACACGAATGTTCATGTGGTGACACTCAAATCAATCATGCTCACGAGTTTCCAGAGTTGGGTTGTGTTTGCCTCACTTGTGGGGAAAACTCTCCACCTTTTGAAGGCTCAGAGCTTGTTATGTACGATGAGGAATGCGTGCATAACTTAAAAAAGATGATTCCTCTTATTAATTCAATGAAAACAAGCTTTGACCATTATCGTGGCGATGTAGAGGCTAGAGAGATAATGGTCGCTACTATTAATAAGGCTATTGAAATCATTGAGTTAAAATAAGTTTTGCCTTGTCTATGGACTGGTAGATACGTTTCTTAAAGTCAATCCGACTTCTTTGTGTTTTATGTGTATTTTGTTACCACAAAAACTATCTATCTGGCTTCCATACGGTCTTGATGTCAGACGCAAGGCATATTTTCATTATACAAGGAGGCTATATGAGTGATGAAGAAGCTCAATGGCTAGAAAGCCAAGTTACCAGAGAGTGGTAATATTATTTGTAGTATCAAGGTAGTGTTAGCGAAGTCCTGAGAACCTTGACTAAGTTTATTCCAGGAAGTTAAAAGTAAATATTGTCTAGTGGTGTCGTTTAAATTGCCTTAAATACAGTGGATTCTGTTGCTAGACAGTAGGCAAACCATCTAACCTCTCAGTTAGCACGAAAAAAAAGCTACAATCCCCTTCTACCCTATTTATTTCAATCTAAGCTAGACCAAGGACTCCGCATCCACTAGGTTGTTAATGTTTTAGTATTAAACGAGGGTACAATCTGTTTACAAGTCAGATGAGGGAAAGAATTATGGAAAAAAACACTATAAGTGAATTAGATATAATGGTAGATGGAATGGCTGAATACGCTTTTCCATATTTAGATGAATTATTTGAGGACTATGGCTTAGAAATATACAACAGAGTTGGAGTTCAGTTGTTAATGGAAGAGCGTGGTTGTCCTCGTAACTTAGCTGAGCGTCTTGTAGAGGCTTGGTCAATTAGAAAGGAAAAACATGATAAAGAAGACGTATAGTATCAAAAATGTTGATGATTTCAACGAATTAACTGAAGAAGACGCTATTCAGATGAGAGACCAGTATCAGGAATGGTTAGCACAATGCCCTTTTTGGTTTTCGTCAACTGTACCTGAAAAAGTAAATAGCTCTCCTTACCCTCATAAGCAGATTATTATTGATATTCATTATCCTGTTGTAAAGAAAAAGGATGAGCTTAAAAGGTATGACGTTCATTATGAAGCTATTGTAGATGGATGGATTGACATAGAAGCAAGAGACTTAAACCATGCTTATGAAGTTGCAGAAGACCATTATGGTGAGTTCATAGATAATGTAGAATCTCGTGATTATGAAATAGAGATTCTAGAGGTTAAGGAGCTCTAATATGGCTGTTGCTGGTGTCTCTTTGTTGTTGTTGTGTTTGGTAATGTTTTATTTAATCGTAATAAAGGAGGTTTAAATGGGTTTAGATATGTATCTAACTGCTAGACATTATTATGGTGGTAAATGGCGTAAGAAAGGAGAATGGAACTCTAAACGAGGTCATACATTGTCTATTGGTGGCAATTTCGCTAAGAACAGCAATCTAAATGCTGATAAAGTGTATGAAATATCTAGTGAAGTAGCTTATTGGCGTAAAGCTAATGCCATTCACGGATGGTTTGTTGCAAATTGTGCTGATGGTGTTGATAACTGCCAACCTGCGTATGTGACTCATGAGCAATTAAAAAACTTATTAGAGTTATGCAAAGAAGTGAAAAGGCTTTTAGACCAAAAGAAATATGATACTGCTGAAAGACTTTTACCACCTACGGAAGGGTTTTTCTTTGGTCATAATGATACAAGTCACGAATGGTATAGAGAAGAAGTCGAAGAAACTATAGAGCAGTTAGGAAAAATTCTAAGCAATCACGAAGACATAGTTTCTAAACTAGAACCTACTGACTTAGGTGTCAGTTATTGGTATGAAGCTAGTTGGTAGATGCTAAGAGTGGGTAAAATAAGGGGGGCTATTTGCTCCCCTTATTATTACTTGTCTTATGCAACTAAAAACTTAACCTTTGCAATTACCTCCATTTTGTGCCATTTGATATAATTGTAAGAAATAGCAGGAACACGAGTTCCATTTTTGTGAATATATATAATAGGGAAAGGAATATAGTGCTTTCCTATCATGTCTTTTAGGGCGTTAAAAATATATGGAAGCGTCTTTGCTTTGTTCTCCATTTCATCTATTGTATCGTTATGAACGATTTTGTTCATTTTTATATCTGAAAGATTAACTTTTTGATTTATTTCCCATAATTCCATTAGCTCATCTTCGCTGTATCCAAGTTTTTCAATTTGTAATTCAATATTATTTACATCTAAAACAGTTCTGTAGACCTTTAAGCCTTTTAAGCTCAATTTGATGTTAGCCATGTAGTCATATCTAACGTTTTCAAATTCGTGACTTTCTGCTTGTTTGTCGTTTAGCTGTTTTCTTAGCATTGTATTTTCTAAGTCTAAACTTCGTACTTTGTCTTCTAGTAATCCCACATGGCTTGTGTCCATAGCCATCTTCTCCTTTTGTGTAAAATAAGACTCGTAATGCTTAGCAATTTTATTATAATTACTGTCACGAATTTCAGCGTTACTAGCTATCCATGAATACAAGGTGTTACGAGATATTCCTGTTGTACGACTTATCTCACTGTAAGATATGTCGGTGGTTCGCAACCATTTGACCATATCAATTTTGCCCATTTGATTTGCCCCTATAATTGTTAATAATGTACTTCTTCTAGTACAAAGTTAACTAAATAAACAAGATTTATCCACATATTTATACTTGATAAATATGTTAACCTAACCTAACTTACAGGACAATTAATATGAGATTAGAAACCTTATTAACTACTGAAACGAAGAATGATTTAATTCAGTTCTCCCTTTCCCTTAAACGTAGCAATATAGACAAACAAAGGGCTTTGATTAAGGGAGATTATTACGCAAATGAAGTAACTAAAATACGAGCTTTAAGTAAATATGAGCTTGTTAAGTATATTGAACAATTGCGAAATGATAAAGGTGTCAAACTTGGCACAAAGATTGCCCACTCAAGCTCTACAAAGGTGTATAGAATGTTAGACAGTAAAATTCGTGAAAAGATGGAACTAATGAATTATGCTAGAAATCGTTTATATGCTTCTTAATGAAGAGCACCCAAGATACGCCTCCTCCTACCTATCTACAACTACTACATTGGGGGCGTATCTCTTTTTGGGACAAAGCTTATGAGTAATACAACAATTGTCAGGCTAATCAAAGACAGATTAGAGCATGGCAAGAAACAATACAAAGAGCAATTAAATGTACATGATGGTCGTAACTGGACTCAAGAAACGCTTGAGGAAATGTTAGATGCTTGTGTATATCTATCTGCTGAAATAATAAAAAGAAATAGTAGAGCTGTTAAATACAAATACGTAATCACCATGAGAGAGTTTGATGGTGAAAACTTCACAATAGTCTATCAACATGATAAAAGCTGGTCAATAAGCAAAGCTTATATGAAAGAAATTTGCTTTTGGCTTGCTCAATCGAAATTCGATATTAATTCTAAGTTCGAAAAACACAGAAGTAAAATTGATTTAAGCGATGTACACGTAACAAGCTGTATTGAGTTTAATAGTGCTGATGATGAATACGAAAATTTGGCGAGAACTGGATGGAATCTGTGGGTAGATGACTATTGGGATACAAATTACGTTTTAAAAAGCATGAATAAAGAAACTATATGCAAAGACCAACAATAACAAACATAAGAAAGATATTTAGTGATGCTGGTGTCCAATTAGGCACTCAGACAGTAAATATGATAGAAAAAGAAATGGTTTTCCTTGCTCAAAGAATGGCACAACGTTGTGTAGAAGGAAACCTTAAACGATTAACTCCAGAATTATTCTGGGTAGCAATGGGAAGAACAAATGGGTCATCTGATTGAAAATATGTTCTACTTGGGTGAGACTCCCTGGCATGGCTTAGGAACGCCATTACAAGAAGTTCCTTCGATAGAAGAAGCGTTAGAGTTATCTGGTATGAACTTTGAAGTAAAGAAAGTACCTACTGTTTATCAAATGTATAATAACGAAGGTGATTATATATTGAAGGACACTGGTCATTTTGTAACAGTTCGCTCTGACACTAATAAGCCAATAGGTAATGTTGGTAACAAATACGAAGTCTTGCAAAACCGTGATGCTTTTGCACCATTTGAGGTATTACAAGACTATGGATATAAGTTTGAAACTGCTGGTGTAATTGACCAAGGAAAGAAAGTATGGATTCTTGCAAAGACTCCTGACACTTTTCAAGTAGGCGATGATGCAATACAAGGTTTTGTGTTGCTTTACACCTCACATGATGGGTCATCAGGTAGTTGTTTTCGTGATACGTCTATTCGTGTTGTATGTAATAATACATTAACGTGGGCATTAAATAAGAAAGGTGGCTATGAGTACAAATTAAGGCATACCTCTTCTATTAATTCACGAATAAAAGAGCTAACTGACAAAATAAATGAGCATAAAGGAAACGTTTCGTTAGCTATGGACCACATGAATCGTTTTGTTGATGTTGAAATGACCCCAGAGTCATTAAAGCTGTACATCGAAGCAGTAATGCCTTGGTTAAAGAATAGGCATAAAGAATCTGTGCCTGAACTTGGTATCTTTGTTCGTAATAGAGCAAAACCAGTTTATGATACGATTACTGACCTGTTTTATAACGGGAAAGGAAATAAAGGTCGCACATTGTGGGATGCATATAATGCAATTGCTGAATATCACGACCACGTGAAGAACCATAAAGACTGGGTAAAAGGTACTCATTTTGGTGCTTCTCATCGTGATAAGATGAATGCATATAGGATTGCCGAAGCAATGGCAAATCATAGTAGTAATAGTGGAATAATCACTTACAATTAAGGAGTTGATTTGAACGAAGAAAGAAATCTGTACGCTTACAGTTTAAGAGATACAGACTATAAACCTTTCGTAGAAAACATTGGGGGAGGAAGCTTTGATGCTTCCTACCTCTCATGGAGTGTATGCTGGGATAACTTAAAAGAGTTGTTCCCACTTGCAAGACACGAATGGATTATATACACATATGGAGACAAGCCGTTTGCTGGCATTATGCAACCAGATGGCTCTGTAATTGTCCATTGTAAAATAACATACGAAACAGAAGATGGCGATACGTTTGTACATGATGAATATCTTGCTGTTCGTGATAATAGAAATCAAGCAGTACTGAATCCTAATTCCGCAGAAATGGAAAACACATATCGTAGGGCACTTGCTAAAGGTGTCTCAACGTTAACTGGATTTGGTATTGAGTTATGGATGAATGAAGACATAAAAGAGCTTCAACGTCCTCAGCAAACCTTGTTAAATGGTAAAAAACCAACGCCTGGTGGAGTAACTGTAGACCAAAATGTCTTATTAGACAGATTAAGTCGAGACCCTCTAGCTAACGAAGAAGATAAAGAAAGGCTAAAGAAGATGAAAGACGCTGGTTGGGAAGGTGTTACAGAAGAAGTCGCAACGATTTTAATTGCAGACGTAAAAGCTGGAATTGCAAACAATCGTAAGATTACCGAACCAAGGAGAAATAAAGTAATTAAGTCTATTGAAAGTTCTAGTCTATCAGATGATAAAAAGAAGAAAGCTGTTGAATGGGTATCAAGTAAAGAAAGAACAAATTTCGACGTTGATACCTTTTTGAGTAAAAATAAACTAGAGTTAGATAGAAATCATTTAGTAGAAAATAAAGCAAAGGAGAAGTAAATGCAATTTACTAATAGCCAAAGTGGCAGTATTGGTGCTCAAAGTAAATTCCCTAAAGGAGTTTATGTTGACTTATGTACTATCACTAAAGCTGAAAATAGCGAATCAAAATACAATGATTGCAATATTTTCGTAGAAGCTGAGCCTGTTAAAGGCTATCCAAAGAAGTTTTACCTTGGTGGCAATCATCATAAAGATGGTAAAACCATGTTAGACTGGGGAAGCAGTAATAATGACACTAGAGGTGGAAGTTGGAAAGTATGTCATTTCATTGAAACTGCTACAGGAATGAAAGCAAATGAAATAGAGTTAAACGAAGATGGAACTATTGCACCAGTAACATTAGGCAGACTAATAGGTGAACAAGTCTATGTCTTACAGTACGATTCTAATGGAAAATACTCTAGAGAAACATGGTTCTACTTTGGAGATAAAGAAGGTGGTAAAGATTTCTTACTTGATAAGTGGAATGATATGTCACCGCCTAAAGGTTATAAACATCAATCTTCTAACAAAGCTCTTAATGGACTTTGGAATGAAGGTGCTGAAAAAGAGAAAGCAGAGGCTTCATTGCCGTTCTAATGGCTTACGATTTTTCAAAAGTTATGGGTATCAAGGGGCGTAGCAATGAAGCTATGCTCCTTGAATGGTTTAAAAGCAGAAAAGATGCACTTATTGGTGCACATGAAATACAGCTCAATGCCGTTCAATATATCCGTAATATGTTTAACAAGCCTGTCACGCCAGATACTATATCTAGGTTGTGGAGAAAAATGAGAGAAGACTATCGCAACGACAAAGAAAATTCAGCTCTTTATCGTAGTGGTCTTACATATGACGAAGTTATGACTAATCGTGGAACTCAAAAGTACTATAAGGTATCTGATGCAGATTGATTATGATAAACTTGAAAAGAAATGGAATGCCATTGCTAGTGATGTTTTGTTGAATCAGAAGATTGTTGAAGTATCTTACATGAGTCAAGATGAAAAAGATGAGATGTATTGGTGGAGTCGTCCTGTTATGTTCAAATTAGAAAATGGTGTTTGGTGTTATCCATCAAAAGATGACGAAGGAAATGATGGTGGTGCATTGTTCATAACAAATAGTTTAGGATGCCTGCCAGTATTATGAGCGATATCCGCATGGTGGAAATTGCCACAGGTCACGTTTCTAATAGACATCAAGTTGCTAACTTGAACAATATTAGCAGTTACGTATTTGGTCCAGAACAAAAGAATGAAACCTATCATAGTTGGTATTGTTTTGACGAACAGTTAAAGCAACACATTGATAGCGTAGGTACTATTCAAGGATTTTCTGGAGCATACTACATTAACAGTATCATTTTAGACTTTGATAAAAAAGAACTAAGTAACACTGATTTATATGACTCTGTTCATTGGTTAGTGAACTTTGAAATGATACAAGACTTGGGCATTAACAAAGATGACATACTTATTTGGTATTCAGGAACTGGTTTCCATATTGAAATGCCAAATATCTTTGGGTTTACCCCTTCTACTACCTTACCTCAAGTTGTAAAAGAAACTTTACAGGCAGTATTTCCTAGTTGCGACAATATCTATGATGGGGCACGTTTAATTCGTGCTCCATTTAGTTATAACGCTAAGAAAGGAAACTTCAAAATTCAATTTACTGTAGACAGCTTTAATGAATGCGATATGGATTCTATTATGTCAGCTAGTAAAGAAGGATTTGAGCAAGATGATATTGACGTAGTTAATGCATTGCGTAATAAGTGGTCAAATAAAGAGCCTTATATGCAATCGTTAATTGAATATCCCTCAAGAAGTGTTGCCTCTAAAGAGACTGTTAGAAGTCAATTTAGAATGGACCCTAACTCAGTAGTGACCTGTATGCAAAATGTAATTGCTAATCCTCCAGTTGAAGGTGAACGAAACGATACAATGATGAGAGTTGGTTCTTGGATGAGACGTACTGGAATGCCTTTAGAAGTGGTGAAACATACGTTAAGCACTTGGTCAGGGTTAGGTGCAGAAGCTGAAGAATGTGCCAGTAAAGTATTTGATACTGGATACGAGTATGGTTGTAATGACTTCATTATGGCTAAGCACTGTAAACCTGAATGCATTTACTTCAAGCATAAAGATTATTCATTAGAACTTAAAAGCATGGATGACATAGCTGATGAATACGCTGAGTTCCTTGAAAAAGACTTTACTAAAAGTTCGTTTAACTTTGCAGATATTTACGATATGAATCGTGATTTCTGGGTAATGCCTGGTGAACTTGTAATTGTTTCAGGTAATACTGGTATGGGTAAGTCTACGTGGGTAATGAATCTTGTAACAAAAATACCTCATTTGCCTGTAATGTTTCTATCTTTAGAAAACAATCAGCATATGACGGGAAGAAGGTTTGTGCAAATGTGCCATAATCTTACAAAAGAAGAGGCAAATAAAGTATACGCAGACCCTGTTACAAGAAGAGAACACATGGAAGCTTTTAAGCACGTTCAATTGACGACTGAGCCACCTGAGTTATCAAGGTTAATTGAAGGTATTGCACGAAGTAAGCCAAAAGTTGTTGTGATAGATACAAGCGATATGATATGGGTAAAAGGTGTCCATGATGAAATCGCTAAAATGAACCAGATTATTAACTCTCTTAAAGCTGTTGCACAGAAACAAGAATGTATTGTGATTGTTGTACATCACGTAAATAAAGAAGCCCAAAGTTCTGGAGTAGTTCGTATGGGTAGCTTAAAAGGTACTAGTAATGTTTCTCAAAAAGCTGACAAGGTCTTGGTAATTAATGGTGAAATGCACGAAAGAAGACGAAGCCTTACTACAGAAAAGGCAAGAGATGAAGGATATATGCAGTTAATGTTTGAATTTCAAAAAGACTATTTCAGATTTAAGCAGGTCTCAGGAGAAGGTGGCTTTCATGGTTAAGCTAAAGAAACATTCTTCTAACAAAGGAAAGTCAATAAGGTTAGTTCTCCTTTCCTTATTTTCCCTTGAGCTTGGTTTGCACGATGTTAATGGTATGCATCTTAGTGCTGGCTTAGGCGTGGGACCTGTTGAATTCTCCATGAGTTTACATACTTGGGATAAGTGGTAATGTCACACCCAAGTAAAAGAAAAGGCAATGCCTTTGAACGTGAACTTGTAAAAGACGCTAAGGGCTGGGGTTTCTCAGCCCGTAGGGCGTGGGGGTCTAATGGAAGGTCTTTGGGTATGCATGATGAGGTTGATTGTGTTATTGATGAATTTACAGTACAAGCGAAAAGACGTAAAACACTACCTAAATATCTCAAGTGTGAGCATACTGATATAGTGGCATTCAGAGAAGACAGAGGTACTACCTATGCTCTTATGCCAATGGACTTATTTTTTGATTTAATTAAAAGACTAAAAGGATAATATGAAAAAAGTTGAATACGTCAAGCCAATCTTACAAATAGATAAGTTTTTTAAGTTGGCTGACCATTTGTTAAAAGCAGATGATTATGAATTAGTTCAATTGGGAAGAGCAATGAGAGGTAGCTACGAAGCTCAAATGATAGAAATTGACATAGAAGAAGAGTCAGAAAAGTTTCAGACTGACACGAAGGACATAGAAAGCTACAATCACGATGATTGTAAGTCAGGAGTGTGTGACTAACACTCCGTCTGTCTTAGGGATATGGTTGCTATAGAAAACTTTACTCCATTGGTGTCTATACAGCGAATTAACGCCTACGCCATATCCCCAAGAATTAAAAATGGGTTAGCACTTGTTTAGATTGATGTTTCGAAATATTAACAGACGTGAAATTAAAAACTGCAAATGCTAACCCAGAAATTTAAGGGGATTTATAATAAATACATGAATTCAATTAACATAACCCTGCGAGCCGAACACATAAGCGAACAGGACTTTTGTGAGATGCGTTATTTAAAAACCAACTTTCGTTTAAGCCGTGATAATTGAAAAGCAATGTAATACGCATGGTTGGCACTAAGCAATAAATCCCCTTACTAACTTAAAATAGGAGTGAAAATGATGTATTATTATTTTCTAGAAATAGCACAGACTCAAGCATTTGATGTCTTGTTTCATTGTGCAGTAGATATTGTGTTATACTTCTTATTAGTTCAACGTATAAAACTAGAACTAAGAGGTATAAAATGATTTTAGGTCCAGATTGGTTAATGTACTTAGAAATCATAGGTAAAAATACATTGTATATAGGCATTGGATTTGGTGTATTCACATTGTCAACAATGAAATGGATAGATTTTCTATTCGATAGATAACAGGGAGAGGAAATGCCACCGTTTGATGAACAAACGAGTGGGCAAGAAAAAAAAGATTCTAAGAATAAAGCGAGGGTTAAGGACTTAGAATATTACTTAGGTAAAGAATGGATAGATTTTCATCCTATAATATCAGATAATCAATCAAGATACTATAGGAATGTTGCTACTTCGTCTTATCAGCCTAAAAAATGTCCTGTATGTAAAAAGTACTGGGTCAATACTATTACTGGAGAAAGAGGTGAATTGTCACCAAGGAGTCTAGGAAAACATTATTTTAATATACCAGCAGATAAAGAAACCTGTTGGGAATGTTAAAGAGTAAAGTCTTCTATATCATCTACTAGTAATGGTGCGTAATGGTCTTGTGTTGTTTTCACAGAGCTATGACCCAGTAGCTTACTAAGTTGATATATAGGCATTCCTTTTCGTATTAAATTATAACCAAATGTCCTACGTAGGTCGTGAAAACGGGCATCTTTTATATCAAGCCTACGTGTGTTCCACTTAAACTTTTTTGTAATAAAATCTAGCTTGTAGCTCCATAGTTTTTCTGTAGAAGCTAGTATCTGAATAGCCTGTTTATTCAATTTAACGAAACGTTCTCCACTTTTGCCAAATACCTTCATTCTGGTAGCTTCTATATAGTATGGTTTTATATTGACTAGCTCTCCCCTCCTGGCTCCTGTATAATAAGCAAAGCGAATAAATTGTTGAAATTCATCGTCTTGAAACTCTGTAAGAATTATATCTAATTCTCTTTGAGTAAAAACTCTCGTTCTACCTACCTTTTTATTTACTTCCATAAGGTTTATTTCAGTTCTAATGCCTTTTGATATTCCCCAATTTACGCAAGCATTAATTCTAGATTGATAACCTCTTGCTGTTTCTTTATTATCTGGCAGTTTACCGTTTTTTATAAAACTACGTAAAACGTATCGTGTTACTTCCCTACTAGCGTCTGACCATTTGCTTAGAACTTCTTCATCGTTTAAATATTTAGTTATTAAACTAGAGAAAGGTTCGTATGTCTCTTTGGGTTTTGGTGCGTAATAACTACTTAACGCTTGGTATTCCAATGCTGTATGTAATTTATTAGCTGTGTTGATGTTTTTGGTGTAGACTGGTAAGATAATTCTCTTTCCCTGTATCTGTTTCCTGTAGAAAATATTACCAAACGAGTCTTTGTATAGATTTCGCTTTAAACGCATAATTTGCCCCCTTTATGGCTGTAATATGGCTATCTGTATATATCAAGTGGGGGTAAAAAGAGTCGTTTGTCGTCAAGTGGGCGATGACGGAGTCGAACCGCCGACCTCTACGATGTCAACGTAGCTTAAACCTTATTTCTGCCCGTATATTACCCATCACTTAGGGCAAATTTATCATTTTTCTTCGCTTTGTGGCAATACTGCTGGGGCAAGTAAGCCTAATCTCCAGTTTTTCCTAAGTTGCTCTTTCCAATCAGGGCTCATTGCTTTCATTGTATAATCTAAATATTTGCTATCTAAAACACCTAGTCCCATATCGTCTCTTACTGGGTCTATTAACCCTCTAGCTCTCCTGAGTCTATTCATTAGGTCTCTATGTGTTGCATAAGACAAGTATTTTCCTGCACTTATGTTCTCTTTATTTCCTAAACGAAACATTTCTTGGTACCCCATTGGAGGACCAGAGTCGAAATCTGGGTCTTTATAACCCATTAATCGTACCATTTTTTCATCAAGTCTAGCATCAGAATGAGCTCCTTCTCCTGCAAACCATTCTTTTGCTAACCTATCATCTATAATTCCTTCTCTTCTTAATCTTAATAATTCCTGCGTTGCGTTATCATAAGATATTCCAAGATTATCAGCTAATTGCATAACTCTAGCTGAATTGTTACCCATAGTCATATTAGTATAAAACTCATCATTTCCCATTTCTTGCATAGCATCTCTTCTATTTTGAAGGAATTTAGGGTCATGCGTCCTTGCTGTGGTGTTCCCTACGTCCCATACTCTTAGTCCTCCGCCAGTTTGCCCTATTATATAATATGAGTCAGGATTATTTCTATACGCTTTTTCAATACCTTCCATAGCGTGTCCAACATTGTCATATTTAATTTGCATAGCGTCATCATAATGTTCTCCTTTAAAACCACTTGGAGTAGCTAAGTCTAAATCATGCATTTCGCCAGGAATTGATGCGTAAGCCAGTGTGTTTTTTGCTTTTTTGTCTTGAACGTTTCTAAATGCTCCAAACCCAGGAACTTGATTAAAATTATACATTGTATTGCCACCACCTAAGTCAACTGTACCCTCTTGAAACCAAGGATAGTTTCCAAATAATGGATTTTTAAGCTGACTATCGAGTCTTTCCATTAGTTCGCTTTGTGGAACAACTACTGGGTTTTGATTATTATCTAAAATTACCTGTTTATCTTTAGCCCATAAAGCCCTTGTTCTACCTTCAGCCCTTTCTAACGCATTCATAGTTATTCGTTGCTGTGGGTTTAAATCAACTTTTTGCCTAGGAGGAGCCATTGGAATTTGAAATCTATTATCGTGCCGTATTACTGGCTCAAAATCAGGAGTTCTTTTTGTTGGATATAAATAAGGAGTGTCTTGATAACCGTATCCTTTACCGTAGTTATCAGGGTACCTTGGATACATTCTAGTATCTGGTGTATTATCTGAGAACTTCTTTCCTCTGCTCATAATTGCTCCACCAATTAATCCAAGCCAAGGATTTCGCATAGCTAATTCATCTGTGGCAATACTTGTTATAGCACCTTTAGGCGTAGGGTATACTTCTGTGGGAATTAACGCAGGACTACCTGCTGGTATAATTTTACCTTCTTCAGTTAATGCAAAATTTCTCCGTGAAAATTCCTTATTACTTAAAGGCGATGTCATTTCAGTATCTTCTATCCCATAATACTGAGGACCTTTAAGCCTTGTTCCTTTACTTTTAAATTTTATTCCTATTGTTTCAAGTAAGTCTCTGTAATATTTTGCTTCTTTAGGACCCATCGTTATCTTTCCTTATCATATTTCCTAATTTATGTACTGGTATTCCAAACATGAATTCAGCAGTCATTTCTGGTCTTTCTAATGTCATAATAGTACTTCTTGCCAGTCTTCCAAATGGCATCATTGACCACGTATAGTAATTTGCCCATCGTTCCCATTCTCCATTAATTAGGGCAGTCATTAGTGGCATCCAATATCTATGTATTGGAGCTGTGGCTACCTGCAATGGTGCTAATATAGGATGTGGATAGGCACTGAAAAACGCTCTCTCCCTTTCAACTTTATCTCCGAATAACCAATCGGCAGTATCTTGTACGTAAGATAAAGGAGGTGGTAGTATGCTGTCAAAAAGAGAACCTACAAATACATTCGCTAATGCAAAGGTTGATAAGTCCATAATGGTCAATCTTTTTAGCCTATCCATTGATTTTTTATCATTAAACCCATACATCTTAGCTTGTTTATAAATATCTCTTCTAAAACGTATTGAATTCCACATAAAAGGTTGGAATCTTGTAAACACTTTTCCCATTGTAGAGCGAGAAACTGCTGGTCTATTAACGTTATGGTATAAAAACTGCGTAGCTTCAACGCCTTTTAATGCCATTCCTGTAAGGTAGGGATGGTCAAAGGGCATATTAGGTATTATTTGTCCCAAAGCTTCTCTTGCATTTAGATAATGTGCTATAAACGCATCGGTACGAAGTGTTCTTTCTGAGGCTCTCATAAACCAGCCACCAGCAGATAATATAGAATCTGTTACTTGGTATTTTTTAGCTAAGTCCATTACTGTAGCATCTGTAACATCTCTTTTAGAAAACACTTCTTTAAAAAATGGTTTCAATTTTTTAGCGTCTAATCGCTTATCCATCATAGCTTCATTGATATAGAACGATTCTAACGCACCAATTTCTGCTACCCATCTATGTATGGTATTCCTATCGGTAATTGGAGTACCGTCTTTTAGCTTGGCACCTGCAAACACGTTAGTTACTAGCCACTTTACATCTCTCGCCCTTTTAAATTGCCTGAAACCCATATTGGTTATGGTATTAGAGCTACCACCTACTACGTTACCTAAATATGTTTTTGGATGAGCTAGTAGTGATATCAATGAAAGTTTTGATTCGTAAGCACCTATATTATTAAGGATTTGATATAAAACTTGGTGTCTTGCTTTTTCGGAAGTAGGCAAATCCATTCCAAATAGCTTAGGTGCTTCTGGTGTACCGTGAAATTTTTTACTAATGCCAGGAATCGCCCATTTGTTTAATTGCTGTGATTTGGCATCAAGGTATTCAACCAGATTTTGGTCAGACATTCTGTATTCAATATTTTGTAATGGATTCCATGTGGTTACTTTAGTTCCATATAGTTTTTTAAGTTTATCATCACGTTCTAATTTTCGTTTGTCCAATTCTTTTTGAGGACCATCAGGTGCTTGTTTTATTCTCTGCTTAAGCTTTGCTTTTTCTACAATACTTAACCCAGTATACTTTGTTGGTAATGCATTTGGTTTCCCCATTAAGCTACTAGCATATCTTCTCATTTCCTTAGACCACATTTCTCCCATTTCAGGGTTTTCTTTAGCAAAGACATTGTTTTGCTCGTAATTATTTATGACTTTACGAAAAGTTAATGCGTTTAAGTTTTTAAATAAGGAGCTTACCCATTGATTAGTGTATGCTTCTAAAACTTCAAAGCCGTAACTAAAATACGGTACATGAGTATCGCCTCTTTGTCTACCAGTTCCTGGTCTAAACTCAGCGTTAATATCTTGCCATTGCTCTTTTCCTTTACGGAATTCAGCGTTTAAAAAGTTTACTAGATAGTCTGATTGACCCATTGCACTTTCTACTCTTTGCCCTAAGTACAATTGATAATCAGCATTTTGGCTTGCAAGCTTGAGGCTTATCAAATGTGGTTTAATAGTAACATTAGATACGCCCCATATGTCTATTAGTTGCTTATCAGACATTTTGCCTTTTAAAGCTTCTAATTCAATTTCTTTAAACCTATATCGTCTAGGTATTTTATAAGAAGAGTCTTCCATTACTGTTTTACCAGCATGAGTTAAGTCATTAACGTAGTTTTCTAATTTTTCTTTAAGCTTTAACTGCTGTTCTTGCACCCAAGGTTTTAATTTTTTTGTATCATGTTTCATTTGAGGGAAGTATTCTGTAGAAAACCCTTCTGTTCCTTCCGTACCTATTCTTCCAATTCCAAAAAATTCGTTAGCTTTCCTCCATTCTAGTCTGACATTTCTAGACTCTTCTGAATTAGGCTTTATTTTCTTACTTAGTATATGCTCTTCTAAGCCTATTTCGTGCTGTACCCTGTTTAATAGCTCAGTACCTAAAGGATTATTTCGATTCCCTAACATCTTATGTAATGCATTAACGCCAAATGTTTCTACGTGGTCCATTACTTTTTTCTGAAAGTTTTCTAAATCAAATCGTCCATTTTTATCGTAACGTATAAAGTCATGTATTACCAATCCGTTTTTAGCCCATTCTGCATTTTCATCAACTCGCTTCCAGTCAATACGCTTCCATTCACCAGACCTATCTATAACACCAGCTCCTAAATAGCTTTCATAAAATCCTTGTAAAAACTTTCCTTGTTGTTCTTGAATGTCTCTAATTATTTCTTCAGAGGTTTTTTCAACTACTTTACCAGCTCTAGTAAACTTGAATTTTTTACCTTTGTATTTACTGTCCCATAGTTTTAAGGATGATGCCCATTCGTTTCCATAAAACTCAACATCTTGAGGCTTTACAGCACGTTCATAGTTCATTTTCTTTTGAGCAAACATAAATAAATCAGTAAACGTTTGAATACCATTTGGTATTGCTTCCAATTCAGATTTCACAGTAATGCCATTAAATAAGGATTCTACCATACTGTTTTTAATAGAATCTTCAAGTTCTCTCATTTGTCCACCAACTTTTTGTATAAATGACATAGAGGATAATGGCACTTTTATAGTAGCTAGTCCCATATCTTTGGCATTACGTATAGGTGTTTTCATTTTAAATAACAAATCAAGGTCATGCCCAGCTTGTTTTTTACCTACTGTATCTGGAAAAAGGAAGTCATATATCTTTTTTACTTTACCAGTTGGATTCGTAGAGTTAACTATGTCCTTTAAAAATCGATTAAATGACCTTATGTCTTCCCAAGTTGCCATCTTAATACTTGTTGGACCATCGCCTTGTACTGATTTCATATAAGTATATAGGTCTTCAAATCTTAAAATAGCTCCATCGGGTAATGTTTTTAAACTCTGGGTAATACCTCGTAATACTTGTGGTATATCACTAGGCACGTCATCAGCTTTTCCTTTTGCATCTTTTGCAATTTCTACACCACCTAGCTTATCTGGTTTAAATAATCTATCAATTTCTACCTCAGCAATTACCTCAGCATCTATACTGCTTTCAATCTCTCCAAGCTTAGTGTCTTTTTTGGATTTTGCTAAATATCCTGTAAGTTCTCCTGATATTTTATCAGTAGTAACAGTATTGAGTAAATCGAAAGTATCAGCATACCCTTTCATAAATTGTGATTTTACTCGGTCAGGTATCGCATCCACTGACCATATAAATTGAGGTGTGCTGGTATTTTCGTATTGAGCTCTTGCCCGTTCTTTTTCCCTTTTTAGTATTTCTACTTTATCTGCTTGACCTTTCTTTTCCGCAGTTGCTATTCTACCATTAAGGTTTCTAATAATTCCCTCTAATCGAACTGGCTGTGGACGTAAACTGCTTAGTAGGTAATTGTAATAATAATCAACTGCTACTTCAGGTTTAATCTTTAATTCTTTTGCTATGTTGCTTATCTCAACTACGTTTTCTCTAATAAATTTATTGGCTTCTTGCTCGTTCTCGAATACTCTTTGATTTTCATTTTTAAACGCATGATTAAATTTGAGCTTTACAGCTTCAGCTTGTCTTGCTATAATGTCTCTTAATATTAAAAATTTGCTCTCAGAAGCGGTCTTTGGTTGCTTGCCAGCTTGTATGTCGTCTACTGCTTTTTGTATCTGTTTTGACCATTTTTGAGTTTCCAACATTTCGATATTATTGCCAGTTATTTGCTCACCATTTACTATTCTGTTAGCAATTTCATTAATACGCTCATAAGGTATTTGACCTTTCTCTGAAATGTGACCAGCGTTTTTTAATGCATCATCTAATGCCTTACCTTTTATGTTGAGTTGTAAGGCACTCCATATATCGTAGGAGTCATTTATCTTATATTCTTTTTCAACTTTAGCATCATATCTGGATATAGCTTTACCTATCTCCATTCTTTGGTTAGAAAATAAATTATTAAATGTTTTTTGTACGCCTTTACCGATATCTCCTAGTCTTTCTTCTAATGGAGAAATCCCTTCTTTATTTGGCGGTTCTAACGCTTCCCATAGTAGCTCCCTATATGGTTCTTTATCTTTTTTAGTAGCACCTTTTTCTGGAACTTCTCGTAAGGTTAGTCCATTTTTCGTAGTGAACTCTGGGTGTTTTAACATCGCTTTATACACTGCCTGATAATCTATGTGGTAGTACAATGGCATTACCCTCAGGTTCTTTCTAGTAATGTATTTTAGTACGTCTTTGTCTCGCAATAATTCATTGCTTAAAGTTCTTATAGCTTCTCTAAATGCTTGGTAGTTAAAATGCCTGAGTGGGTCAATGTTCAATTCGTTTTGTGCCACTTTGTGGGCAATATCAACGATAGAACTCATAGTTTTTACTTCGCCTTTAAATGGCTTTACAGCATTTTGTATTTCACTTATAGTAAATGCCCTATCGTTTGAAAAATCATACCCATACAACTTGTTATTCAATTCACTTAAATGAGCATATTCTAATGTGTTTTTTAAATCACTAAGTCTTCCATCTCTAATTTTTCCTTCTTCAATCGGGTGAAACTTTAAACTCCTAAAAGCACTTTGAGTAACAATGTCTACCATCTCTTGCGGAGTTGCCATATTGTAATAATTTGCACTATCTGCTGTTCTGCTATGTGCCTCTGTACCTACTACGTAATAACCGTTTTCAGATTTTAATTGTGCCATGTCAGTTTGACCAATTAAGTCACCTATAAGTATTTTTTTACCAGTTTCTTTACTTGTTGTGTAAACCCCTAATCTTATTTTACCACCCTTATTGGTTATCACATCAGCTAACACATTATTTAAAAACGATTTAGCATTTACTACTAATCCCAATCCTTTTTTTCCTGTGTATGCACTTATACCTGTTTTACGTAATGCACCAGGAGACCATTGAGCCAATGGGTTGTTGTTAACGTAGTCTAAATCTGCTTTAGAAACTTCGCTTTTAAACAACTTATCCATTTTTTCAGCTTTATTTTCAAAGAAAACACTCTTACCTTGCTTTGCCCTTTCCAAAAAACTATCGTTTTTGACTAAATCATTAAGGTATTTCTGAGGTAATCCTTGATAAAAGAACACTTTATCGCCATCAACGTCAGCTCCATCTATGTAAAAGTGGTCTCTGCCTCTCATATAAACGCCCCAATCAGATAAATCAACGTCATTTTTTACAAATCCATCAAATATTAATGCCCTAGTCCCTGATATTGCATTAGCTGGGACCCTCATTACAGCAAACATGAGTTTGTTTCTCATTCTTGCTTTGACGTGTGGATTCTTTTCTTTTTTAAACTGCTCCCAAGCTTCGATTAGTTTTATCTGTTCACCTTCACCAAGCCATTTAACCTTCATGTCTTTATGGCTTATACCTACTTTAAAATGCCCCACTTTTCTTTTCTTTAACTTTCCATCTTCAAAAAACTCATAGGTTGCATTCTTTTTAATACCTCCAGTTACTGCCTCCATTACTGGGTCTACCCCAGCTACCCATCCGCTTCCAGAGTTTTTCCATTCTGGATTAGTAAATTTATTCATACGATATATATGCACAGACTTTTCATATAAACTATTGTTTATTATTGCAGATACAGGATTATAACCAGTAGCTCGGTACCATCGTTCAAAATTATTAGCATACTCTTTTAGTTCTTCATACACAGCACCTTCAAATTCTTCTGCCTTTTCCATCCTTTTGATTTTCTTAAAGATTTCTAGGTTTAATTCTTTGTGGAGCTTGTGACTAGGGTTGTTTATAACTGTAATAAAATCTTTATCACTTAATTCTGTAACCTTGAACCCCTTTGGTGGCAATGCATCAGGGTTTTCTTTTAAGGTTTGCATATACTCATTGGCTTGCTTTGAGCCATTAATTACATCAAAATGAATTGCGTCCATAAATTCTCTATAACCATCTCTACTCATAGTTAGGCTATCAAAAAATGAATGCATTTGTTTTTTAATTGTAGTGGGTTCTGCTGAGTGCTTGTCTCCATATACGCCAAAACTTATTCTAAAGTCTTCAACATTCATTTCTAAGGAAGGTTTGTCGTAGTCTTTTATTTCGTATTTACCATTCTTTTTAGCTTGTCCTTTATATACCTTTGCACCTTCTGGCATAGATTTGATAGCAGAAGTCACGACTATCATAGAGTTAGGACTAGGCATTGCATCGTTATAAGCCTTGTTTCCTGGATGTACTCCACCTTTTATTAAAAACAGACTTCCATCAGGCATTGTAACAGCTACTGCAGGCTTCATATGAGACATTTGAACGCCATCAAATCCGTTAGCTTCCATAAATCTTTTATATAAATCAGAATGCATTACTAACCAACCATCAATCTTACTTTCCCATGCTTGTTCCATTAGTTTTCCATTCTTATCTACAGTCCAGAATGTTTCAGGCTTTTTACCTTCTACATTTAGCCATTGCCCTATTCTTTTTCCAGTACTGCTAAGCTTTCCCAGTAGATTGGCTTCAGCTTCTATAGCTATAATGTTTATTTTGCCAGTATCGTTAGTAAGGTCTTTAAAAAACTTTCTGTCTTGCTCGTAAAATGACTTAGATGCAAGTAGTGCCTCACGTTTTACTCTTGCAATTGCGTTTTTAAAATTCCAGTTTTTTTCGTATAAGTAATTAGACTTAAAAGCTTTATTATATAAATTGCGTAACCCTTGATTTTCAATGAGGTCTTTTTCCAGCTTTAAATCAAACCCCATTGTTTCAAGCCAAACTTTATAGTCTTTTTCAATGTATTTTTTAAGTAAATCTTCTGTTATTGCTTTACTTTTTGACTTCGTTACTACTTCTTTTACAATAGTGTTTAATTCTGTGCTATTTGTTTTTGGGTGATACTTGTATATACGCTCAGTACCGCCATCTTTTTTAGGTATTTTTAAATACTGGTCTTTTTTATCTAGTCCCTTAGTTATGTTTAACCAGTCATTGCTACGCATTGCAGGGACCCATTCTTTTAAGTTGTCATTCCACACCTTGTCGTAAGGCTTTAATGTTATGTAGGTATTGCCTTTTTTGTCTACTAATTCAGAGAATTCTCGTACTGTAACTTTATCTCCCCATAAATTTTCATACATTTTTTCATCTGCTGAACGTGGCTCGCTACCTGATACTTTTCTCTTTAATACATTAAATCCCCATATTGTTTTTCTTTTCTGAGTAGTTTTGTCGTAACTAATAACTGGTCTTATAACGCCTTGCGATAGTCTAGTGTACATTTGAGTAAGGCTGTTTTTCATTTCTGGTGTGACTCTGATGCCAGGAAACTTATCCTGAAGAAGCATTATGTATTCTTTTACCATTCCCTTTACGGGGATAAATCTTGTGTCTCGTTTACCACTTTCTGACTTTGGCAGTAATTCATTATAAGTCTTTACTGCGTGTTCTAATACATCGTTAGGTTCGTAGATGTCTGTTTCTTTTTGTAGTTGATTAAGAAACCGCCTAATAACTGGCTCAACTACAAGTTCAGGTTGGTCTGATATTAAATTCTCTTCTGCTCGCAGTATGTCCTGAGCAGTTGTTTCTATTTTTTCTTGAGGTATATTTTCAAAATACTCAACAATCTTTTTCTCTAATGGCTCTATATAGCCTTCTTTGACTTGAGAAAGTTCTTCAGGAGTAAGTTTATCTACTATTTCTTGCTGTGTATCTTCTAATTTTTCCTTAGGGTTGCGTATCTTTTTTAATAACCCTTCAGATATTACTCTTAGGTTTAAATCTCTTGCGTATTGCTGAGGTACTACCTCCATTAGTTCAGCTTGAACTTGGGCAATCTCAAACGGCTCTAAGTCTTCGGTCTTCTTACTGACTTCTTGTGCTTTTCTTTCTAATGCTTCGTTGTAGGGCTTTAGTATTTCCCTTGCTAGTTTAACACTAGGTAAGGAATCATCTGTTTGAAGGGCTTCTCCTTTGAACCTATCCCAAAAATCTCCAATATAATTTGTGTATTTTTCTCTTACTAATTGCTGAGAGTCTAAAGGGAGTGCTTTAAACTCGTCTGACTCAAGCATATTCCTTCGCTCAGCAAAATCTTTCTGTAAAGCACCTTCTTCATTTCTTTTTTCATAACTGTTAAAAAACTCAGATGCTTTCTTTTCCCTAATTCCATGAGCACCAGCACCAAAAAATGCCCCTAATGCATATTCATATAGTTGCGTAGCAGTTGGTGCACCTTGCATAGTAGCCATTCCACCTTGAAAACCAGCACCTAATGCACCTCTAAGAATTTGACCTCTATAATTATATAAAGTATCTGATAATTGTTTTGACGATTCCCAAAGATTACGTTTCCCAGCTTCTCGTACTACCTTATTAGGGTGTTGTATCATGTTACCAACACGCACAAAGTTTCCTAAGCCTCCAAAAAACCCTCCAGCTACAGCACCAAATATTAAATTATCTACTTCATCGTCTTCGCCATTCCACATTCCACTTACAGCACTTGCTACAGATAAATGCTGTGCTTGAAATGCAACATCAGTCATTTTTGCTTTAAACCCAATCTTGGCACCAGCCTCAAGGTACTTGCCAGCTTCAAACCCAGCGTTAGCTAAAATCTTTTTTGTAGCATCTACAGCTTTATCACCTACAAATAAAGGTACAGACTTACCTTTTTTCATAGCCTGACCAAAGCCACCTATTGTTTTACCTGTAGCTTGAATACCCTTTGCTATTCTACCGCTACCCATCAACCCTAGTCTTGCTATTCCAGTTCCACCAAACGATACAAGACTACCAGCCAGAGGCAATGCAAACCCTAATAAATGCCCTGCACTATGGGCGATAGATTGGAATTCATCTTGAGGGTCTTCAGCCCAGCCACCCATAGCAATAGGACCAAGTAAGCCCTCTGTAAACCCAGAACTAAACTGGGAAAGCATATTGCTTTGTTTATTGCTTGAAGTTTCTTCTAGTGGTTGGTTTTCTTGAACAAAGCCGTATAGCTTTGAAAATCGCTCTAATTCCCTTGCTTCTTCTTGAGTGAAGTTTTCAGGTCTAAAGCGATATCTTTTTAGTTTTTCCCTAGTCTGAAATGGGTTCATTTACTAGGATTAGATTGTTCAACTAAAGTTTTTAAAACACTCATCATTTCAGCTTGTTGAGCATCGACGTTTGCTATTTTTTTACCAGAAAGTGCACCTCTTTGCCCTCTCCATTCTTGATAAAACTTTCTATCTTCTGGAGAAATGTTATACATATCGTCTAAAAGTGAATTGCTACTTTTTTTATCCTTTAATAATGTTTGCCACGTTTCTAATTCGTCTTTAATTGCTTGTGCTTGTGCCCCATCTGGGTCCTCGCCTCCAAATATACCCCAATCTCCGTCTAAGAAATCTGTATGCCCAGCTCTTTTTACCATCTTATTAAGAAATTTTAAGACTCCTGCTCTTTTCATATCATTGGGTGGCAGTTTCAAAGCTTCCAAAACCGTCAATTCTAAATCGTCTCTTACTTCTGTATAATCATTTAGCATATCTGTTTCACTAAATGGAAAAGATTTTTCAGTTCTAAACTGCAATGTTCGTCTGTTTAAATTGTTTAAATCAGGAGTCCATTGTCTAGCATCTCTTTTTGCATCTTCTAATTCTCGTACTTTAGTACGAATATTTTCATATCGAAAATCACCCTTAGCTATTTGATTGCTTAACTCTTGGTTTTTTGTATCTGTCATTGCTGGACCCAAAGCAGTCATAAGACCTAATGCTTGATTTCCTTTTTGAAATCTTTGAGTATCTTCATGTCTTTCATTTGCTAAAGAATCTGCTCGCATCATTCTTTCGGTATCTAAAGAATCTTCTAGCATTGCGTTTTTAACCCCTAAGGAATCTGACAATAATGCATTTTCTCTATTATTCTCATTTAATTGTTGTGTGTTTTTTACGCTTAAAGAGTCTTTTAATAAGGCTATATCTTCTTGTGCTTGAATTGTTTTGTCTAATCTTTGATTTTGTTGATATCCATCCAAGCCACCGCTTATAATTGAGCCTAATAGTCTTGTTATGTCATCCATGTTATGAATCCCTTATTGATTGTGTTTCAGCTTTTAAGTTGGCAATCTGGTCTTCTTGTCCCCATAACCTGTCTTGTGCTGAAGTTATTGTTTTGTTTAATGAAGCATTTGTATTGTTGATTGCTTGATTAATAATGTTTTGAAATTTTTGGTTTTTACCTGTGTCAGTTGCCATGGTAAGTGGTGATGCAGAATTCTTTCCTTGAAGTGTATTCCAATCATTTAGCGTTTTTCTGTTAAAGTTTGTCATTTCATCTGGGAAAATATCTGCTTTACGACTTTCTATATTGGCTATCTCTTTTGCAATACCACCTATTGCTCTACGTTTCCTATCTGCTTTTCTTCCACCTAAATATTCTCCAAAGAATCCCCTTCTTCCAAGAATAGCATCATAGCTTTTTCCTAAAAATCCTTTTTGAATATCTCTTACTATACCGCTTGTTTTGGCTCCTCCTGGTAGAATGCCACCAAGTCTGTTATCAAGCCATTCATATGGGTTCATTAATATCTCCTTTTATTTCTTCCGCCACCTTTGCCTTGATGAAGCATTAAAGCTCCTCCTGCCAAAAGTGCCCAACCTACTGGTCCCATTGATGTCAATGCTCCTTTTAAAGCTGTACCAGCACCAGTTATTAATCCACCAGTTTTTGCAAATCCAGCTTTAGTTGCCATACCGCCAAGATTAGTTATTGGGTTTGTTAATGTGTTTGCTACACCTGTTTCCAACCCAGCCCATGAAGGATTTTTTACAAATCCCATCAGTCCTGATTCAGTAGGTTGACCTGCAAATTGTGGACTATTTAGTTTTGGATGAACATTTGACGCTGTTGATACAATATTTTTAGCGACTTTAGGTGGATTCTTTTTTGTGTCTAAATAATCTTGAACCATAAAGTTCGCTACTTTACCACCAACATCAGAAGCAACAGCTATATTTTTCTCCCTATTATTGTGATAATCCCAATATCTTTGGATATCGGCTCTACTACTATGCTTTGAATAATGATTGTTTGCCATATTAATTCCTGTTAATTGGTCTGTAAGTAAAAGTAATATCAGATAATTCAAACCCATCTATGTCAGTACTTGAGTTGAAACTCATACCAGATGCAATGTATGCAATCTTTATCTGTACTACTTTACCGTATTTATTGTTTTTAGCAAAATCGAATTCTGCAGTTTTAATTTTTCCATTGGTCCTACATAGCCTAGCTCCATTATCATATACAGAAAAAGCATTGTCATCTACTGCGTCAAAGTCAACAAAAGAACCAGCCTCATCTAGTCTGTATGAAACTTTTAAAGGAGTTATCCCAGTACTCTCCATCTTGTAAGTAACATTACATCTATTAAATTTTTTATTAATGCTTACATCGCCCATATCGTAATGCTTTGTAATTAATTTTCCAGATGCGATATCTTTTCTAGCCGATGTAGTAGTTTTAAGTAATATTGCCATTAGTTCCCCGAAGGTGGTGGAGGTGCAGTTTGCACATCACTTGCTTTTTCCGTTACTTTATTTGTTTTATTAGGAGTTACAGCAGTGCCCCTAGTTCCGTCAGATACTTTTTCAGCCCACAACAAGTGACCATCTCTATCTGTAACAAAACCAGTTCTTTTTGAGCCCGTATACATATCTGAACCCTCTGTAAAAGCCCCCGTATTAAAGCTATAGATTAATACTTCAGAGTTTGCCATTATGTCTTTGCATATATGAGCCTGATTCCAGTATGCATCATATCCTACATGGGTTCTTTTTCCATAAAAATTTTCCCATTGAGTTTTGTCAATAAGACTACCTTGGGGATTGGATGTAAGTGTTTGAATATTTTGTCCATTATACAAATAAATTCCACTTCTACTAACCCAAAATAACCCGTAAGGAGTGTCGCAAATTTGATTATCACTCTCTAAGCCGACATGATGTAGGGTTTCTTCAATTTCCTCACGATTTTCGCCATTTTCTAGCGTTTTAACACCCATTATGGTTAAGGAATACTTCTTAAATTGACATAGTTTATTACCAATAACTCGTAGAGCTACAATATCATCCCCATCGTTCACAGTAGCTTCAATTAAATTACTCTCTCCAACAGTTGCATAATTACCTAATGCAGATTTTAAAATACCATCAGGATAATATTTTATTTGGTCATCTTTGCCTTTAATTCTGACATTGCCATAATAAGCTCTTCTGTTAAATACGCAAGCTGTCTTCCATCCAGTACCATCACTTTCAAATCCAATAGGCTCATCCCACGCTAGTTGATATTTATTAAAGAAACTCTGAAACGTAGGTACTGCCTTATAAATAATATGGTCAGTTACTGGACCTCCAGTAGAACTTGTATAACTAGTTCCGTAATGCGATACGTTACCAAACGTTGTAAAGTCTTTCCATTTTCCAGTAGCAAATGACTTCCAACCTTTGTTTAAATCTATTTCACATAAAAGATATATGTTATTAGGGTCTGTATTTGTAAAGCGACCATATATTTCAATGCCTTTTAGCCTAGCATTTAATACACCATCTTTTTCTGACAACCCTGACCAGTTAGCGTTATTTCCTTTTCCGCTAATTAATTGAGGTCCTATTCCAATATGCAATCCCAATGCACAAGAATCTGCTTTAGGTGCAGTAGAAAATGGAACATTTATTGAATCTGCTCCACTATTACCAGCATTATACGTATGTTCATAAAACTGCTGAGGTTGACTTACGTACCCACCTTCATAAATGTAACTAAAATAAAACTCTGTTAATTCTTTTTTTAGAAAAGAACCCTCCATCAAAGTACCAACTTCACTTTCTTGACCATCTATCCAATCGTATTGAATTTTGATTCCTAAAGGATGACTTGCCCATGTGCTTGTTGAATTAGGAGCACTTTTTACTAAAGTCTCATCATCAGATAAATCCGTACCAGATGAATCTTTAAATTTAAATAAGCCATTTACTTTTGTAGCAATATGCGTATTTTGCCCTTTTAATGCCGTAGCTGGACTATTTGTAATTTTAATTCGGTATGGTTGAGGACATAATGCATCTGTGCTAAATCCTTTTGCTTTTTCTACCTGAGGAGTATTGTTATTGAAATTATTTGAAACACTATCAAATTGAGTTTTTAGATAAGTTTTATTTAAATCCAAATAGCCAAACCACTGAGGTCTGTTATTGCTTTTAAATGTAATGTCGCTTGCAAATAAATGCCCTTCTGCGTCTACATATGAAACATCTACATTCATTGAAGAATCCCAATAATAAACCGTCCCATTTGAAATCGCTGATGATGTATTTTTACTTAGCTGTATTGTAGGAGGCGTAGCACTTGTATCTTGAGCAGTCACCGTAGTACCAGGTTTTATCCCTGTTCCCCTTACTTGCATTCCAACTATTGAAGGGTGAGCTAAGGTTGAAAAGCTGTTATAAGTTCCACTATTAGAACCGTTATTTATATTAACTGTGCCTATATATTCTGTTTCTTCAAATTTAAAATCCATCTGCCAGTCTAACCATGTGTCGTTTTCCATGGAGTAGACTGTTGCCATAGAATCTTCATTCGTTATTGCAACTAAATGTTGATATCTTTGACCATCTGTAATTTTTTCACCAAGGTCTACGATGTTGGTTTTTGTCACAGAAACGTTTTTTATTCCATAAGCTTTTAATGTATCTACGTCTTGAAATATTCTTACTTTATCGTCGAGTATTTCAAATTTAATTTGGTGGTCAGTAGGAACATCTGATAAAATATTATCAGGTTCATAAAATAATCCAGATTTAACACTCATTGCATTTTCAGCAAGTTGCAAATCGTAACTTCTTGTTATTGAAGCTTCACTGGTTTGTTCTACATTTGTATAGTAAGCAATAGTCACGCCATAGGTAGCTGTCTCAAATCTTTTTACATTACTTAAATTATATGTCCATTCGCTAAATTGACCAAAAGAAGGAGCTCTATTAAACATATAATAGAAAGCACCACTTTCAACACACATATGATTAGAGCCAACATGATTTGTTACTTTGTTTTCAAAAGTGTGCCCATGAAAAAAAGGAGCTAATTCTCTATATTTATATGTTACTCCATCAATAGTTTTACTTGGAGCAGGAAAATTATCATTTCCTATAGGTCTAAATCCTTTCCCTCGAGCATAGTTGATTGCCCCATCTGGATGCTCATTTGGGAATTTTATATTCATTTTTCCCCAATAGTCCCACTCTATTATCATGCGATATGCATAGGCATCATCTTGAGATGCAGAGGCATTAAAAGGAGTTTTGCCAAATTCAACTGGATTTGTTGTATTAGTTGCAGTGCCACCATTTGGAACAGATTCTATTTTAAAGGCACCACCGTTTCTTTGACCTCCTGGAAACACAATATTGCCATTACTAGCTTCGTATCTAAAGTTTCTTCCCATTGCATTATTTGAGGTAGTATCTGTATATACAGTTGTATTGCTTTCAAAGGTTTTAGTGCTATCCAACCACGCAGGATTATTATATGTATTCATTGCTGTAGCTTCGCTACTGTTAGCTGTAAATCCATGATTGCCACCAGCATCTATTGGACCAAAAGAAGCTTTAACTGTATTTGAGCCATTAGGACGAGTATCGCCACCAGCTAATGTTTTAAAATGCCAAGGGATAGTAGGGTCTTTATAATCAGACCCTTCATTTGATGATGGTAAATAATGTTTATGCGTCATTATTTCCAACTCATTTAAGCTTAAGCCTTGTATAGAATTCTTAGGAACTTTACTTTGAAATCCAAATTCAAAAGGATTTTTAACTATAGTTTCAATTATATATTCATCTCTATCTGCGTCTTTAATAATTAATGCTCTATCTTGATAATCTGTATTATCATTACTTGATTGAAAAGGAGTAAAGTACAATTCCATATTCGCTCTTTTTGCAACTTTTACTTCCGTAACTGAAGGAGCAACAAGATTTGTACTTTGTGCTGAATTACTCAAATTAAAATCAGCAGACCATGAGTGTATATTTTTTGAATAACCATCAGGTAATTCTGTGTTTAATTCATTAGTACAGGCAATATTTTCATCGGGTATTATTTTAAGCTTACCTACGTTATCTGCTATAAAATTAACGCATTCCGATAGCTGATTATCTTTTAGCGATAACGCATCTACGCCCTTAGCAACTCCTCCGCTAAAATCTCTAATTGATTTTGATTGTTTAGGCACTTATTATCTTCCCTCCATAGGATGTAACGCCATTATTTATATCGAGAACTACAAGGTTAAAGTTTCCATTAGTAAAGATATCTACTAGACCTACATTATGAGTCCAATTTGTTGGTCTACCTTTAAGGAAATCTTTCTTCATATCAGCTAAACATCCCATTGAATACGCCATGTGCGGTCCACTAATATGGGTGATGACTGCTTTTTGGCTGTCGTGTGTATGACCATAGATGATGTTGCATCCCATTTGTAAGGCGTGAGTTCTTGCATGGGCAACTCCCATAAAGTGTCCTCCGTGATATGCGTGTAACTTGCTTCCGAACACTTTAAAGATGTCACCATAGTCATGCCATTCATATCCTCTTTCGTCAAATTTGAAGGCTTTTCTTGAGGCATAATCTTCAAGGTATGGGTTTTCTTCGACAAAGTGGTCGAACCATAGCTCATGATTTCCTTGAGCGTATTGCTTTTTCCTGCATTTAACTTTATCCAATGCTTCATCAATTCTATCCAAACCAATATTGCCATCTTTGATTTCTTTTTCAATAAAAGGAAGTTGGTACTCAAGAGGTGGGCGTTTCTTTTTACGCCATTGCCAATGACTGACAGAAGCTCCTTCAACAAAATCTCCTAACAGTAAAAACGCTGTGGGCTTGATTTCTTTTATTACGTTTAATGCACATCTAAATGCTTTTTCGTCTTGATGTGGGTAATGTACATCTGGAAATACAACAACTCTTTCTTTTATCTTCATAGTTCCTCATTTAGTCAAGTAATTCAAAGTGAACTAAGTCATCAAATTGATTATCCTTAGTTGTTCTTTGCCCTTTGAATTGCGAACTCGCATTCCAATCTCCACCCCAACGTACTTTATAGCCTAACCTATTTGCAGTAGCCAATACCCAACCACCTAGATAATGAAAATCGTCTCTTGCATCCCAATCTATAGGATATGGACATATATCTACTGCTTTTCCTTCAACGTGTTTGCCAAATTTCGTTTTGCTCTTTCCTTCAGCAACAAGAGTATTCTGTCTTTCTTGGCTTCTCTTTCCCTCAATGACGGTGATATCAAAATACTTAACCACCTCTTCAAGTACATGAACCAATCTTTTATCAACGCCTTCTAACCTTTTCTTGCTTCTTTTCCCTAACTTGGGCATTATAAGCCAATCTTTTTAAGTAATACGCCTTTAATCACTTTCCATAGTGCTTCGAGTATTTTTGCTTCAGTCTTTTCTGAAATAATTGGTATGTCTACTGCTTTATTTATTTCAGCAATAACTTCTTTTCCATTCTCATCTGACAATAAATCATCTGCGATTAACTTTGCTAACATTATACTATCCTCATTATTATGTTTACGATTATTGGTATGCTGATTACAGCTACTGCCCCAACTGTTTGTAGTTTAGTTATGGCGGTATCGTGATTAGCTACTTTTCCATTAAGTTTTTCTAAATGTTTTTCTACTCTATAAAGCATTTGAAATATGGTCTTTTGTCTTTCATCAAGCTTTACCATCATAGCGTATAAGTCTTTGTTTCTAAAATCATTTAATGCTGGCATTAGTGTTTTCCATTTATTCTTGATAAAGAGCCATCTATCCTAGATACCTGGTTGTCTAAATCATTTATTTCTTTAGTAAGAGCATCAAATTTTCTATCAAGCTTGTCGTCACTAGAGTTCCATCTTCCAATAAGCTTTATTATCATTCCTTCCATATTTTCTAACGTTTCTGATTGCCCTCTATTTTCTACTTTTAATCTTTCTAATGCGTCTTGCTGAGCCTCAGACTTTTTACTTAAAGACATGACTAAATAAACAAACATAACGCCTACTACGCCTATCATACCTGCTTCGCCATATACTGCCATAAAATCCATATTATTTCCGCTTTTTCTTACCCCAACTAAGTGGGTTTAGGTTTAATTCTTTTTCGTAAAACTTCACTTTTTCTGCCAACTCTTCTCGTTGAGTCCTTTCCTCCACGATATGCTTATTAAGTAAATCCCCAATTTGTTCATTTGCATTAGCAACTTTATTTTCAAGTGATTGAATCCTGTTTTCAATTTGCCAATACCCATAGACCAGAGCTCCGACAAGAACACATCCTTGGGCAAGCCATTTAAGATTAATAGAAACAATGGCGTTATCATCAAGAATGGTAGTGCGATAACTTCTGGCGGTATTTGGCTTTTCACTCATTTACCTTCTTCACATCTTCATACTGCTCATGTATCCAACACCAGTTTGTTTCATATATACCATTATAGTAATAGTGTATCACTGAGTCTGTATCCATAATTTCAATAAAAACTGTATTGTTTGTAGTGTCAGCAGGGGTGAGTTCATACCCACCCACTGACCAACCACTACTGCAACTAACGTTAGCTAGATTCAGCAATAGCAACACCCTCGACATCTTCCAACTCCACCTCTAGGTTTTTCATAAAGTGTTCACGTCCACCTTGCAACTGGTCAAGATTGAATTGACTTTGTGCAAGCTTCCTATCAAGGTCTGCTACATGGTTTACTAACATCACTTGCTGTTCAGTAAGGTCATCTACTTTGTATTCCACATCGTTAATGACAACTACCTTTACCTGACTTTCTTTTTCTTTTTTATCTGGCATTTTGTTATCCTTTTGTTTTTAGAGTGCTTTAATATCTGCTTTTAAGGCTACCCAGCCTTCTTTTTGTGCAGTTAATTCAGCAATCTGTTCATCTAGACTTTTTACAGCTTCATCGCATTTTTCTACAGACATTCTTTCTTCTACATCTGCTAATGCTTTTCCTGTTTCTGAGTCATAGCGTTTTTTACTTAGTTTAATAATGTCTATAGATTGTTCAGCTTGTGCCTCACGAACTACGACACCATTCTCATCTTTTACTTCGGTTACTGCAGGAGAAACCACTTCTTTGGTTTTTCCAACAGACCATTTCTTGTCTTTCTTTTTTTGTGCATAACCTTTCATGGTTTTACTCCTATAGTGTGTTGTTATTCATTTGCCATACGCTAGTAACAAAAAAATCAGTTTGGCTACCATAATCGCTTCCAAATTGGATTTTTAATGAGCCTAATTGTTTTTGTGTCAATCTAGGTGTGGCACTAAAATCTGATTCAAGGTATGTAACAGTTTTATTACTATTTCCAGATGCAAAAGCTTTAGTAGCACTAGCTACTGTAGTATTTGTTATAACTCCATCTGCTTTTCTTATTAGCGTAACAGTAAGATTGTGATTACCAAGATTTGTTATACTTTCTATTCTTACAAATAGCTTTTTCAGTGTCATACTCATTGGAACAAGAAACGATGTAGCACTAGAATCATTGCCTGTTGCTTCAGCAAGATTGCCCCAAGGTAAGTAATGGGCTGTAGTACCTATGTCGTCATAGAAACTGTGATTAAATGTTACATAAGTAGGAGCAAGTAGTACGCCACTAGATATAATGCTTCCCTCTACATCAAGAGCTTGTGCAGGGTTGTCTTTTCCAATACTAACATTCCCACCATCTTTTACTATCTCTAGGTTGTCTCCTACCCTAGTTAGTGTAGCTTGATTGCTTGTATCTGGGTCAATTAATCTAACAGTAGCGTGAGTAGTTGTACTTTCTATTGTAGCAAGTACATTATCAGAACTAGCAAGGTGTAATGTTTTATCTGGCTGACTTGTGCCAATGCCCACATAACCAGATGAATTAATGGTCAAAGCATCGTTATCTCTTGGGTCGCCACCTACATCATCACTATAAGAAATCCTAAAAGTACCATATTCATTATGGTTTGTTCTAAACATCCAGTTTCTTGCATTCGCATGACCACCTGAATCATAATAAATTCCTAATTCTGGAGTTGTCGTACTGTGAACACTCAATAAAGAATCAGGAGAAGATGTACCAATACCGACATTTCCACCTCGAATATATGAAACACCACCACTATTAATTTGTGTTTGATAAGAGCCAGAACTGTTTCTCAATGCAAGTATGCCATGATTACCATTAGTAGTTAATATTGCCATACCATTGTTTGACCCAGAACTATTTCTTCTAATAATGCTACCTAAAACATCAACACTCCCAGCTACATTTACGTCACCAGCAGAATCAATGGACATTCTTGGACTTGCTAAACCATCTGCTCCAGCATTGCTTTGAGTAAAAAAGTCTATCCTTGTAGGATAATAAGTTGGAGTACCAGTATCCCAGTTTGCATCTGCATTAAATTCTATCTTACCACCTAAATATGGTGGTGAACCTCCAGAGTCAGAACCTTGTGCTAAAATAGTTCCTATAGTATCATTTGCACTTATACTTACATCAGAACTCCATAAGGCAAGAGTTGCTGGGTCATTATTACCACCGCCAGTTTTTATACTTACATCACCACCAAAAATAGCTGACTTGTCATTTTTAAGCGTTAATGCTAAAGCTGTATTTCCTCTATCTTCAAAATAAAGAGAACCACTTGCATTATACATTTCCCAGTTACCAGCATTTGTATCTTCCAAAACAATACCAGCACTACCAGTATCTGCGATATTTAAAAACTTACCTACACTTGCTGGAGATGTAGGGTTTGTTGTTCCAATACCTAGGTTACCTGATGCAGACAGCATCATTTTATCAGACATCGCAGTGCTTGAATTACCAGTAGCAAAGTATAAAGCAGTTGCAGATGTTGAACTTTCTATGTTAGCTCTTATTTGTGCTCTTAATGTGTTTGCTCCACTAAATACTGAATCATCGTTTGCAACAAAATCAATTTGACCAATAATATCACCAGTAGTTAAAGCACCATCAACCTCTCTTCTTTGTATAGTTAAAACTGCTGATGCATTTGATTCGTATAGGTTTAATAAACTTATTGGGTCAATTGTTCCTATTCCAACATCACCATTTGGGTTTATACCCATATGCGTTACTGAATTTGCTTTAAACATTAGTTTATTAGTAGAATGAGCATACTCTATAGAACCTTTGTAAGCTTCATCACCAGTAGTACCATCTGCAAAAAACAATGAACCATTTCCATTTGTGCTACTTGCTATAGTAATACCACTATTACTGTTTTCATACACAACTAAATTATTTGCTAAAGCATTATAGCTTGATGGAGTTAATGTACCTATACCCACTTTTGCATCATTAGATATAAACATTGCATTAGTATTTATGCCACCTGCATTATTGCCTGTATCAAATCCCAATCCACCATTATCAATGCCTTGTATTCTTGCTAAAGTACCACCAGAATTTGTAAATGATATTAAAGAGTCTAACCCATCTGTAGCGTTATGAAGCTTTAATAAATCTTCTGAAGTGCCCTGTACTACCAGTTTATATCCAGTGGGGTTAGTAGTTCCAATACCAACATTCCCACCATCAAGAATCGTTAATCTAGGAGTGTCTACAACACCACCCAATGAAGAACCTTGTCTTAATTGAAAATCTCCCCAATTAGCACCACTTGCTCTCCATGCCCAATTTCTAGCACCTGAATTTCCTGCAATTTCCCAACAAATTTCTGGAGCAGTGCCATCAGCATAAACAGATAATTGTTTTTGAGGACTGGCAGTTCCTATCCCAACTTTCCCACCTTGAGATGCAAAATAAGTATTAAAAGATGCGTCAGAATGAATTTGAAAATTAACATTACCACTAGATTGGTCTTTTCCTCCAAAATATCCGTTATCTCCAGAACTGCCATTATACCAAAAAAAAGCATCTTCTGTTTGGGATGAACCCAATTTCATATAATAAGATGCGTTAGATACTTCATCTATGTGAATCTTAGCACTAGGATTCGTTGTCCCAATACCAACATTCCCACCATTTTTTATAGTTAATCTTTCAACATTGCCACCATCAAGAAATCTAAATCTGTCTGAAGTACCGCCATATCCAATTGTAAAACCATTTGACCTATTACTAAATAACATAGAACAAAATGCACTTGTATCAGCACCTGCATTACTAGAATCATTTAAAGCATTTCGTTTTAATTGTATCATCCTATGGGATTGACCAGCATGGGGTGATGCACCATCTGTGATATATAATGGGTCAGGTGCACTATACGCTGTTCCAATAGAAACATTACCACCTGAAGGATTTAAATTAATACATCCGAATGTACTACCTTGCGATAGATAAGATTGGATAGCAAAATACCCATTTGTATCTGCACTTGTATATAATACACCAGCAGTTTTGCCAGCAGAATATGTTCCAATGCACATATCAGTTCCAGAACCAACAGTATCTACAGTTAATCTATGAGTAGGAATATTTGTACCAATACTAGCTTTACTATCACTAGTTACAAAAAATCCAAGATTTGCACCTGTATAAACTCCAAGAGAATATTCACCTACAGTTGTATTAGCAGTTGTGTCTATTTGAACGCCATAAGCATTAGTAGTTCCTGTATTTTTAAATTTTGCTATCCAATCACTACTAGCACTTTTTTCTACATGAAGAGTATGTAAAGGACTAGCAGTTCCTATACCAACGAAAGCATCGTCCATAGTCATTGTTGGAACACCTGTTGACCCATCTGTGAAATACAGATTGCCATCGCCAGTACCAATCAAGTACAAGCCATCAGTATGAGTTCCTTGAAGCTTTATATATGGTTCAGTAGCTGATAAATGTAAAGTATGACTTGGTGTATGGCTTCCACCAATACCAAGTTTTTTATTAACCGCATCATATACTGCACCTATAGCAAGACCATTGCTTCTAAAGTTTATTGTTTGGGTAGTAGCAGGTGCTTGTATATATGTGCCAGTATTAGTAGCTGACCATAAAGTATTATTTCCATTTATTTTTAACCAAGAACCACTGTCTACAGAACCAGCAAAAGTAGAGCCTGTTGAAGAACTAAATGTAACAAAGTTAGTACCATTGTCTTTAAATCTTATATCACCACCATCTGCATCAAGATTTATATCAGATGTAGCATCAATAGTAATATCATCACCACTACTTATAGTTAATGCACTGTTATCAGATATAGTTGAGCCAGATAAAGTAATATCGCCAACAACTATATTACCACCAAAGGTAGCAGAGCCATCACCCTTTATCTGTGCCTTTACATTGTCATCCTTATCATTAAAAGTTGCTATATATCTTGCTGAGTTTGCATCAGTTGCTTGTATTTTTAATCCATAACCAGATGCGTGTGTGTTTCTTAAATTTCCAAGAACAGATGTACTGCTCATAGATGAGTTAATTGCACCATAAAAGGTAGAACTCTGATTCGAGTCTATTATTGTTGCAATTCCTCCATTAACCACAACCTTCATATAATCTGAACTTCTATCCATTTCAATGTAATGGTTAGTTCCAATGCTGTCGTGTGCAAATGTTAATCTTGGATTAGATGATGCAGAACCTTGGTCAATTTTTATGTTTCCACTAAAAGTAGATAATTGGTCAGTACCTAGTGTTAATGTTAAACCGCTATTGCTATAAAACTTCATTGGATGATTTGAGTAAGTACCAATCACAGCATCACTGTTTTGTGCATAAGTAAGAAGCAATACATTGTTTGTAGTGTCTTTAAGTCTTATAGTTGGACTGCTTGCACTTTCTATATGTAAATCACTTGAAGGCGATACGCCTATACCAAGATTGCCAGAAATTTGACCACCAGTTAAAGGTAGG